ACATTATACAATACAATCACATGATTTAGAATCAAATGAGTTTTCAATTCACCCGTCGTCTCGTATCTTTTTAGCAGTCGTTTGATATACTTAAATCTCTTTAAGTCTTCTTCAAAGTCAGCATAAGTTACGGACGACGGGTTATTGTAGTTTTGAATAGCAAAGAAGAGCCAGTTATCTGGCGTCAATTCATCAAAATTCATTTAGATCATGCGTAGGTTAGGGTTGCTGCATCAGATACAACTTCCTCAGCACCAACAGTTGAGGTGATCTTGACACGGAACTTATAACCATCCCAGTCTGCCTTAGCAGCAGCAGTAAGTGTAAGGGTGTCAGTAGTTGCTCCACTGAATACACCAGCGTCGGTAACGTTGGTCCAGCGAGTGCCAGTTGGAGTTTGACGCTGCCACTGATAGAGACCAGTTCCAGCAGAGAAGGTAACAGCAGCACCAGTAACAGTGAAGGTTCCAGTGAATGGATCAGCAGCACCAGCAACAGAAGCAGGTTGAGTGTTGATGGTGATGGAAGCAGCAACGTCAGCGGCGATGGTGTCGTCAGAATCAGCAGTGTTAGCAGGAGCATCTTTGAATGCTGCTAAGTGCTGACACTTGTGGCGGGTTTCGCCAGAAGCATCGGTGTATGAAGTATACTGCCACCAACCAGGAGCGTTTAAACCACGCTCAGTATTCTCAGCGAGGGTTGCCTCAACATCATCGATGAAGACAACTCTTGCTTGAATGGCAGCATTACCTTCAGCACCAGCGGTAGCATTAGTGTTACCGTCATGTGCTACAAGGGTCCCGTCAGATTCATACTTGGCAACGGAAGCCTTCTCAGTTGTGTTTAGAACTTTAATTGATTGTGCTTGCGTTTCAGCACGACTATACAAGGACATGGATACGTACTCCAGTTGATAAACTATTTTTCCTAAAATTTATTTATATTCTCAGTCTTCTTCGCGTTTCTGAATTGCCTGTTCGACAACCGCGAGTAGTTTATCGTCCATATCTGTCTTGGTTAGTTTGACTGCTTTACCAAGAATAACTAGGCAGATTTCAACTAACTTCTCACCAAGTTCCTCGTCGTCGGGAAGCTTAGCAACAGCGTCAGAAATAATTTTGGATGCGAGTGGAAGTAGAAATGCGAGCATGGTATGACCCTCAATGAGCCATACTATTTATTTCTCCCACTCATCTAAAATGTCTGTCAACTTTGACAAGAACTGTTTGAAGGTTAGTAGCGTGCCAGATCTATGATCACGGCGTGCTTTTTGCACACCACCCTCAAACGATTCTTTCTTGTTCTTATGCTTCCAAGCAGTAGCATAAGCAATACCTTCTTTATCTTTCGGATAGTTTTTCTTTATGTGCTTGACCATCCTTTCGTACTTTTTTCCAGGTGGTGCTACCTCCTTGACTAGATCAGGATGAGGGGCATAGAGTGGTCCTTCATAATTACCAGCAAATACAGACTCATTAGTAGGTTTAGTAACCATACCTTTCTGTCCATCATTGACAGTAGGCATGATTTCTACATTACCAGACTTCTTCTTTTTTGCTTTACGTTCTTTATCTTTACACCCACACTCCTCACGAAGTTGTTTAAATGTCTTCATTTCTTTCCCTTCATTCCAATGATTTTAGAAACTTTCTTACGACGCATGTGAAGGTACTTGTCAGACTTATCTACATCGCCATCATTGTCGATATCCTTATCTTTACGCTCAGAATGCTTACCCTTAAGTTCAGCATGATTAACAGCGTCTAACTTCTTCTCGTCTAACTTTTCACCGTCATGGACTAATTCGTCACCTGCCTTGACACAATTGTCAACAGTCTTACCACCCTTCTTCTTAGTACCAGCAAGCTTATATCCCTTCCAGCAAGCCTTACCATCGAGACCCTTTGCCTTCTCAATTACATAAGTCTCACCATCGATCTCATACTCTTCACGCTCAAGAACTTCAGTCTCTTCGTTCTTAGGTGCAGACTCTTGACCGACATATCCACCCTTCTTAGCAGTCTTCTTACGCTTAGTGGTGTCTTCGATCTCAGCACCATTTGACTGAGGATCCATACCATCAAAAGGTGCTTCTGATAGGTGCAACTCAGGCATCTCGGTATTCTGGAAACAGTCACCTTCCATCCACTTGCCATACTGTTCCATCAACCCAGACGAAAATAAATCATTTGAGTTAACACTATTAATTGGCTTCTGGTAATTCATCGTTTAACAGGGAAGTTCTTCTGGTATTATTTATAGATCTAATATTCTTAATCCACTCACGGAACATGTGTCCCTCTTCAGCAATAACTATAGCATAGTTACCACCAACTCTATGAATGTGTCCTTTGTCTCCTGTACGTGAAGACATGACAGCATCACCTTCTTTGAATACTTCAGTATGTCGCTGCTGCTGACGCAGTGCTTCTTCTCTTAATTTCTTAAAATCTTTCATTTAAAATTTTTAGGCAAATTTGCCACGATCTCTGACATCAAAGCGCGACAATCATTATCATTTAATGCTTTAGGAATACCTTGACGAAAAAGTTTGAAGTCTCCAGCAAACGCTGCACGTCTCATCTTTGTTCCAGATATAGCAAAAGTGTCCCCGTCAGCATCTCTGCTTCCAGAAGACTTAATCTCGATTTTTCTAAACGAAAAATCTTTTCCATTATATTTATGAAGGAACTGCATGGCAGAAACCCTGTCAGAACCTACTAAAAAGACAACCTCATCATATCCCGCCAGCATAAGATCTTGCAGAATTTCAACGGGTTGTCTTGGACCTGAAAATATTTTACCACGATGTTCTGGAAACATCTTATCCATATAATATTTCTTACGATCTGGTGGGAGAGGGTTGCTACCTTTTTTATCTACAGTCTGGGAAATGTAGATACGATAATCATGAGAACCTGCTGCTTTCTTCACGCCATCAAAGTTCTCTTTGTGTCCTGTAGTAGGTGGTTGGAACCTACCAAATGTAAAGTAACAAACCTTTCCGTCTAACGCCATTGCTTTTGCAGAGTAAAATTATTGTAAGCAAACTCCAAGCGATTGACAAACTTGATCATACTGCCATCTTTATGCAGAACATATCCCTCAGGAGTCGTAACCTTATATCCTTTATCAGTCTGAACGTATGTTCTAAACTCTTCCAGGTGGTCCAGTTTATCTATAACCATTTGCTTCACTGCCTGCAGTTCTTTGTACAAAGCAATCATTGCCTTAAACTTATACACATTGTCTACTAGGTAATTTTCGCTCTGGTATACAAGATTACGCTTCTTAGTAAGATTTGCAGCAGTCTTAATCTTGGCAAGTTCTTTACTAGTTTTAGCATGATAAAAATTTGCTAGATCATACAATGCTTCATCAATGTTACCGATGCTGCGAGCATTTTTAATTTGATCATTAAAGTATGGTTTCAAGAAAGTAGAAATATGAAACTTTGCGTCACCAGTGCTACCACTTGCACCAACCAGTTCGTCAAGAAAGTCTCCGCAGATACGACACATACGTTCGATCTTAGAAATGTAACCATCAAACCTTTGCATTTCTGCCTTAGAGAATCCAACACGATCCATAGGTGTGTCGTTATCAATTACAGCAACCTCAGGAATTTTATTAAACTCATGAATAGGAGCACCAGCACGAGCTTGCATCTCTGCTAACTCAGTTCCAACATAGTGTGTATGAAATACTACTCCAATCTTTGATTTCCCAACTTGTTTACCAATATCGTGGTCAGTAGGGATGCCATAAGTAATAGTGTTTGGTCGAAATGTGTAGAGTTGTTCTCCATTTACTGTCTCTCTTGTTCTAGTAGAATCTGTGTATAACAAGTCTCCCTGAATGACACCCTTAATACCCAACTTACTAAAGTAGCGTAGAGAAAACTTTAGTTTTTCAGCAAGGTCTCCAGAGTAATACCCATCAATCGCTTCTTCAGTAAAACATGTCTTGGGTTCTGTTTTATTAAAGACAGACTTAGTACCAACAAAAAACAAACCAGACAAAGGATCAACACCACAAACAACAGAGGGTGCGCCGTCCCACTTGGTCTGCATAAAACCAGCACTCTCTTGGTGACCCAGCATCTTTTTCAATTCTTTCAAAAAAGAAACTGCCGCCATGCACCCATCGACGCCATAGTTAAGCATCTCATCTTCCAGGTGCTCTAGGTGTTTGAGTTGTTTGATGTTTGCCATTACTCTAGTTTGAGATAGAACCCAGATTTTTTACTTTGTGATGCTCCATACAAATAGAGCTCTCGCATAATCTCATCTGCTTTGCCAGACTTTTTGATAGCATCTAGCAGTCTCAAACCAAGAAGTTTACTGTACCTGTAAGACTGACCCATGTTTGCGATCTCACCAATGACTTGGGTGCAGTTCTTTGGAAGTCCTGTTGCATTGTGCTCGGTCAGCAGGTCGCATATCTCTTGAGATATTGTAGCACGCTGGGCGCTCTTGGGGGCACACTGCGTCCAAAGTGTCTGATTGTTAAAAGGTTTATAACTAACACCGAGAGTGTCAAGGATTTTGAATACACTACCACCACCAATTCGACCTTGGTTAGCAGAGGAACCTTTAAGTTCTAACTGGAAAGAAGCAGAGTTTGCACCACCAAAGTTTCTTGCTTGGAACTTGTCATATGTTCCTGTACCAAAGAACAAATACAAGTCCATAGGGTTCTTATCTTTACCTCTGGCATTTTTATAAATCAATCCAACATTTTTAAAACCATAGTTAGCAACCTTGTTTGCTTTATCAACTTGGTCTTTATTTTTTTCAGATAGATTAGCAGTACCTTCAACTTTCTTGAGAGACACACCAATCAATCTATTTGCATCATACTCTTGCAACAGAAAATGGTTCAGTGCATCGATGGTATCAATATCATTTAATTTTGATTTATTAAAATCATTAGAGACAATCCAGATGTCAGCAGGATTCCACTTGTCCTCAGAAGAAAATGGTGTTTGAGATCTTACCCTAGAAAATGCATTCTTAATTTCTTTGTCGTCAATACCTTTGCCTCTATGAAACCTATAGGTTTTACCAGATGTATGGAATTTATCCCAAAGTTCATTTGCTCCACGAATAGATGATGTAACCCATTCTGGAGAGAGAACCAAGAGATCTTCTTTTTTTACATCAACATCGATAGTAGTAAATGCTTGATTGAATGCGTCTTCACTGATAGGTATGTCTTCATCAATCTTCCCACGATAAACATTAAATGCTAGGGCACAATACAAACACTGTGCTGCCTCATTCCTAGCAGTCTCTTTTGCACCAGCACCTGATCCACCACCAACTGGTTTAATATCAATACGAATAAACTTATTTTTTACAGGAATATCTAACTGATTTCCATTCCTTTTAATTTGAGGTGCAAATCCTTTTTTAGTCAAACTTTCTTGAATAAAACTTGCTGCCCTGGTTCTATCAGAACGAGGAACTATTACTTTCATCGCAAAGTAAATAGATGCTCTACCTTCAGGGTCAGCAGTCTTTGTAATATCAATATTAAAGTATGAATAATTCTCATCACCAAGAGAATCCATAACTTTTAATAGTGCAGACTGCCACTCACCAGTAATAGTTGGTTGCTTATTTGCCATAAAAAAACCTCCGTCTAACTATTTAGAGGGAGGTATGCTTTTGAGGTAGTCTTTCTCATGAGAATAAGGGTGGGTCTCTCCAGTCCATAGTCTATACCCTTCGACCAAATCTGGCAAGAGCCACTGATCCACCCTGTAGCAATACTGCCAGTTGACTGGTTGAATGCAATTCATCACAACCACTTGGAAGAATGCTACTAGGTGGATCCAGAAACTATACACCGTACTTAGTCCACAACTTACGAATGTTTTGAGTGATAGGCATACCGCTGGAGTAAGTCTCTAGTAGTTCTTCTGTCTCTTCATCAATGATAATGAGAACAGGAGTAGCAGTCACACCATACTTCTTAGCAAGAGCAATGTTCTCTTCTGGGATTGGTTCATCGCTGAAGTCCTCAAGTTGGACTTCTTCAATAAGATTAGTGCGGTCATCTTTGAGAGCATTGAAGTATCTCTTTACCAGACCACAAGGACCACAACTGTCTTTGGTAAACAGAATAAATCTAGTCTTCATCTTTCTCCTTTTTGTTGAATCCAAATGGACCTGCTAGTTTTTCTTCTAGTGCTGCCTTCAGTGCGACACCACCAATCGCTTCCATAACTTTGAGGACTTGCTCTGGTTTAGCATCTTCCCCCAGTTCTTTAGCAATGTACCAATACTTAGGCCAAAAGGTTTCGCCTGCTCTCTGGTAGTCGTCTAGTGTAAGTAATTTCATCGGTCACCTGCTTTACGGTTTTCTGAGAAGTAGATGTCAAATGAACCTTCAGGATAACGTTTCTCAAGTTTCTTCACGTTGGTTGCAATGACTTCATCAAAGCTGATATCCAGTGCCATTGTTGCTTGAGCGACATACCATAGCAGATCACCCAACTCAATGATAAGATGCTCACGGTTATCCTCGTTCCATGGTTTTCCTTGGAATACCATTTTCTTAACGATCTCAAGAAACTCACCACCCTCAGCATTAATTCCAACACCAGCAGTAAGCAGTCTCTCAATATTGGCACCTTCTCGGTCAAGCTCACCAATACGATCAGCAAAGTCAACAAAATTCGTACTAGCATTACTTGTAACAGCAGCAACAAATTCTTCGTAACGGTTAAAATCAATAGTCATACATTCCACTCAGCAAATTTAGATAAACGGTTTTGTGTGTCTGCAAATTGTGAGAACTCCTCACCAGGGTCCTCTGCATCGATGCTGATAGCGGAAGCATCGTCCGCTACATCATACAGCTTCATTTTGGATCTGTCAATTCCCACCATGAATTTTCGTGAGGTAACGAGATCTGAGTATCTGTTTTTAAGTTGTTTGACCATGATGCGACCTTGTTGTTCAAGCTCCTCAGTGCTGATGAGAGCGAACATAAAATCAGCAGTGGCAGGCAAACCAAAAGACTCAGAAGTATCGGTAAGGTCAGGGTCACTATTGCCATAACCAGAGCGAGTAGTTTGAGTAGCTGAGACAATAGGAACCCCAACCTCCACAGCAAGACCCCTAAGTTCCTCAGCAATAGCCTTGACATACGTATAACTGTTGACGATCGCACCTTTGTACCTCACACTTGCACAAATATTTAAATAATCAATAAAGATGATATCAGGTTTGAAATCTTTCTTCAATTTGAGATCGCTGAGCAGTGCCTTGAAATGACCAGCATGTGCTGATGCAGTTGGATACTCTTTGATGATAAGTTTACCCTGGGTTTTCCTAGCGATCTCATTTACCTTACTGGTAAAGATGACCTGGGGCAGATCTACAATGTCTTTGACACTTACGTTCAGAAGGTTTGCGTCAATTCGTTCAGCAATCTTTTCCTCTGCCATTTCACATGTAATGTAGAGTACGTTGTACCCCTGTGTGAGCGCGGCACCAGCGCAATGGCACATGAATAGAGACTTCCCGACGCCCGTTCCAGCAAGAGCGACATTGAGAGTCTTGTTAGAGAGACCACCTTTGGTAATGAAGTTAAACTTCTCCAAATCAAATGGGACTTTTTCTTCTTTACGGTGGTAGAAATCATAGCGTTCTTCTGCTTGCTCTGTGTAACTGTGTCCAATATGTTCATCAAAGGAAACTGCTAGTGCTTCTTGTAGAATGCTAGGTATCGCATCCTTTGATATCTTCTTATCGCCTCCATCTGCGATCTTGATCGACCGCATAAGGGCGAGGTATATAGCTCTGTCTTGACACCACTTTTCTGTGGCATCGAGGAGCCATTCGTAATCGACCCACTCGTCGGTAAGTCCTTGGACTGTCTGTATCGAATCTTTGTACGTGTCGTCAGTAAGATCATTACGATTTTGTAAGTTAATCGAAAGGACTTCCTGAGTAGGAATCTTGTCGTACTTAGAAGCGAAGTCAGCAATCTCCTCAAAGACAATTTTTTCATGATATTCTTGGAAATAATCTGCTTTTAGAAAGGGAACTACCTTGCGGTAATACTCCTCAGTGAAGAGAAGGTTACGCAAGATAGTTTGTTCAATACGCTCAGTTGCCATAGGAGAATTCTTTACGTGCTGCCTCTTCGAGTTGTTCCATCACTTCGGGGGTGAAATATTTTTCGGGATCAGAAAGTACAGCAGAAGGATAAACGGAAGATTCCCCAATAAGAACCCGATTACCGTTCTTCCCGAAGACTCCGTACTCAATACCCAGTTCCAGTAAGCCGTAATACTTGTCAAGTCCCCGCTCGTCAAAAAATAGGCGTGTTGCAACTTTAGAACCCTCAATAGTTAGACGTGATTTCTTTGCCTCACACTTGATAATGTTACCAATAACTTCTTTCTTACTGTCACGTTCCTTAGACTTGCTAAGGTAGATGATAGTAGAAGCAGCATACTTCAGACCCGTACCACCTCCCATCTCTTTTGTAGGGACATAAGAACCGATCACATCATATGTATGGTTGGTCACGATCATAGGCACTTGTGCTTGTCCGAGTTTCAACGTCAAAACACGGAAGGCACCCTTAATCAATTGACTCTTAGTCATGTCCCTGACCTGCTTATCGTTAGCAACGTCCTGCATCTCCTTGGTGGTTGAAAGCATACCAAGAGAGTCTAGCACAAACATCATAGGCACACGCTCGTCCTTAGGTTCCTTGAGGTACTTATCAAGGATCCTACATGCTTGAGTTCTGAACTCTTCAATAGTAGCTACAGGCATGATAATCATGCGTGACGAATCGATACCACGAGACTCAATCATGTCACGGGAAATGGCGGATTCAGTCTCAAAATAAATGACGCCACCTGTAGGATTAGCATCAAGGAAATTACGAACGACGCTGAGAGCAAAAAAAGTCTTGCCCGTGCTCGATTCTCCTGCCAAGGCAGTAACTTTGTTGGAAGGCAATCCTCCAAACAACGAACCACTAACCAAGGCGTTAACGATATAACTGCCAGTATCAACATAATCAGTAATGTCGCCAGCAGCAATTCCTTCGCTAACCAGACCAGCAAACTCGTTTCCACTTTCTTTAATTACGGTGTCTAAGAATCCCATTGATCTACTCGTTCCTCATAAAAGTTGACATAATTATAACTGTTCCGCATGAGTTTGGCAAATGCCAAAGCGGTATCGTAGTCTTCAAAGCACTTAATGTCCTCAGATCCTACTTGACCTACGACATGATTAGTCCATGTGACTACAAAGATTTTCTTACTCATGAAAAGAAACTCGAAATTGTAATGGTCTTCTCGTGGGTCCAACCAATACATTGTAGCACGTTTTTCAACGGTTCGAGGAATGACTTTTCAAATTGTGTTTGATAATCCACATACTTCTCGATACCAAACTCCTTCGGTAACTCACCAAAGAAACTAATAGTGTTCTCGTGAATTGGATTTGGTGTCTTGAGATACATGAACTTAATTTTCTCACCCTCTTGAATGAGAGGATGCTTGTTCTCAATC